TCTTCCACACAGGAACATGCATAGAATTAGTAAAGAAATCTTTATCACTTACATTTTCAATTTCTCCATATTTTTCACGGAATTTCTTCAATGCAGTATAGCAGAGATTTTCCGCAGGTGTATAATAAACACCAAAATTAAGATGTTCTTCTTGCTTAAATTCAGCGCAACGCTTTTTAAATAATCCTTCGATTTGTTTAGCTAATTCCATACCTTTTGGATCAGTATGATCGCAACCAATAAGAATTTGAAGTGCTTCAGCAAGACCAAGTTGTCCAATTACAAGAGTACCATGTTTAAGCGCACTTCTAATTCCTTCTTCTGGATGATAACCAGACATTGTATTATTTTCATACATAAATTTAGCACTTGAAGGATCTTGTGAGCAAATATATTCAAATCTTTCAATAAGCATATCTTTTGCATCATAAATCATCTTATCCAAAAGAGACATAAAGGCATCTACAATTGTTTTCTCACCCATTTCAGCCATATGCTCTTTTGCTTCCATAGCAATAGTAGGAAGAATAATAGTAACAGGGCAAATATTTCCTCTACCATCTTTGCGTTGAGGATTTACGCCTGGTTCAGCATTAATATCTGCGCCATTGACAGTTCTACATCCCATGGTACTAAAATATGTGGTTGGGTCATTTCTATCATACCCAGCATTTCCAGACCAATCAACATTTGCATAATTTGGATAAAGACGTTTGCTAGTTGATTCAAGTGCAAGGCGATAAAGATCGTAGTTAGGGCTACCTTTATCATTAACACCTTTCATCTTTTGAAAAATACCACATGGGAAAATTGCTGTTTTATGGAGTCTGCCAAGTCCTTCAATACTAACATCTAAAAGAGCCTTAGTAAACATGCGGCCTTCGGGCAATGTGCAAGTACCATAATTCAGGCTTGTAAATGGTAATTGATTGCCTGACCGACTTTGAAGAGTATTAAGATTATGATATAAACCTTCTACCGCTTGATAAACTTCTCTTTCTGTCATGACCATAGCATAATCATAAGCGTTTGGACATTCAAGATCTTTATAAAATTCACCATCAATAGCTAAATCTGTGACATCTACTCCATCAGGAGGAGTGCAATCAAGAATTCTATGTTCTACCCAAACAATTCCATCTCTGAAATGTTTGTGGAAACTCTTTCGAATATATGGAACCATTGTCCAGTCAATATGCGTAGCGCTTACTCCACCAAATTGTTGTAAAGATTGGAGTTGGAAAATTACAGCTACTAATTGACATGCTGTATTTACTGAGCCTGCCGTCCGCACATCTGTCTAACGAGTATTAAAACCTTTCACCAAAAGTTCATCAAATGGAATTGAAAGACAATTATGATCACCTAAATAATAATGGTCTAAATCATGAATATAAATTTCATTATTAATATGGTGTTCTCTTGCCATTGGAGAAATAATATAATCAAGAGCAAGCTTTTTATTTACAACACTACTTGCTTCGCCATTACGTCCGCCAAAAGAATGTTCATCCACATTAGCATTTTGATTAACAATATTTCTTCCTTCAAGTTTCTCACGAATAGCATCAATAAAATCTTTCTGATAATTACGAGCAATTTCTTTTTTATATCTATAACGAATATATGCGCGAGCCACATCAGGACGTTCTGAACGCATTAAATATTCTTCTACTTTATCCTATATCTATTCAACACTTACATCAATTGAATTACTAAGTTTGAGAATAGCATCGCCAATCTCCATAGCAATATCAGTTGCTGTATCATTTTCATATAATTTGCCATCTACTTCAATAAATGCTTTATTAATAGCATTTACAATTTTCGTGGCATCAAAAGGAACAATACTACCATCCCTTTTAACAACACTCATATCTATGACCTCCTAAACAAAATCTTGTATTTAAATTTTCGGTTATCACTATATATGGCTTTTATTTTGTATTCTTTAATTTAATTTGCCCTTTTGCCCATGCTGTAGCAACCACTTTTGAAATTCGATGTATATCAGCGCCATCGTTATTAGTAATAAACATATCTGGTTCAATATACTCAATTTCATTGTCACTAAAATCATTTTCATCAGCAGAAAAACGGCGCACAATTTCATGACAATCAGGATTCTTTTCTCGATTTAATTGTCGCAAAAGTCTAGTTTTATCATTTGCTTCTATATAGATTACCGCAAGTTCAATGTTAGGATTTTCTCTAAGTAATTCTACTCCTTCTGGATTGAATACTCCAATATTAATATATTCTTCACTAAGATTATGTATAGATGTTCCATAGCACCAAGTATTAAAAACAGTAGCTTCAATCATATCACCAGAAAGAACTTGTTTTGTAAATTCTTCATTTGTTAAAAAATGATAATCTATTCCATCTTTTTCATTATCTCTAATGGGTCTGGTAGTACAACTTATAATAGGCCGAGCATTTTTAAACTCTGATTCTTCTAATAATGCTCGGCACAATGTATCTTTACCAGAGCCAGCCTTTCCCATAATTGCTATAATAGTATATCTATTATCCATTAAGTTATCTCCTGTTGATAAGTACCTATAAATTCGCCTATAATTTCTGTATATGGATAACTTTTTTGAGTAATTATTTTATTACCGCATTGAGGACATATGTATGGATATTTTAATGGGTCAGTTAAATACACCATTTCTTCCATCTACATTTCTATCATACACTATGTACATAATAATTTATGTTCAAGTTTTCTTAAATTTCTATATTCACTAATTTCTTCAATCATTCTTCTTCATCCTCCGCATCCCCTTGTGCGCGTGTTGTCCTAATTTTAATTTCATCATCAATAACTTCATCAATCTTATATAATTGATGTCCACCAGAAGATGCATATTTTTTTGCAATAAACATATCTTCCGAACGCATACCTTGAATAATAATCATACTTCCTCTATTAAACCATGATTTCTCAACAATATGTTTCTTTCCATCTTCTCCACGCGCAGAAATTTGTTTATCAAATAATGCAAAATATTCTCTTCTAAATTTTACATCAACAACACCGTCTGTTGTTAATAAAGTTACTGAACCTTTATTTTTATTCTTTGCTATACAAGTTCCACAAATCTTATATAATTTATACATATTGATAGTTTTTCCATTTTTTGTAAATGTTCTATCAATTTGAGGTTCTGGTGATAAATCATAAAAATTCACAAAACCATATCTATTATTATCTATATGTGCTAATTCATGTTCATGATAATAAAAACATAATGCTTCCATTTCCCACGCTGAAATAGTGCCTCGCGCATATTTATTCCAATCTTCTAAGAAAATTAATTTATTATATTTATCTAATATTTCATCATGATTTTCTGTCAACCAATTTCGATAAACATTCATCCATTTTTGATAAATTTTATCCCAATCAGTTTTTAACATACAATAAATATTACCATTTTGACACATTAATTTTTCTTGTTGAATATCCATCAAAAATGCCATTGCTCGTTCATCAAGAACATAATATGGTTTTAATTTATTTGCAGGAATAGTTATTGCTTTTAAATATCTATTAAATTCATAAACTCTTCGTGCCATTACCTAATCTTCATTTTCTTCTGGCACTAATTTATATTTCATTAAACCAGCTAAATTTTGAAGATTAACTTTTTTCTTTTTATCACATACTTCCCAAATATACCAAGCCATACATTCTTTTCTATCCATCATATGATCAAAAGCTCCACCTTTAATCAATGACATCATAACTTGTCGTTTAGGATCTACTTTATTTATAAAATCTCTTGGAGAAGCATATGGCCGATGCTTAATTATTTCTTCAATAACATCATCGCCAATATTTAACATACCTTTCATTCCGAAAAGAATTTGATTATTCTCTGGATCAGGAACAAATCCAAATTCTGAACGATTAATATCTGCTAAACTTACTTGAATTCCTGCGGCTCTAATTTGTCCAATTGCTTTTGCTAACTTGGTATAATTAGTTCCTTCTTGTTTATCATCATCATCTATATCATCTTCACTATCTAATGCTCCACTATTTACGATAAGATATGCTGTATTCCAATAAATTGGATAATTTACTCCAAGATAAAGAGTTTGAATACCTATAAAGGAATATGCTAAAGCATGAATAATACTAAAACTATCAATTTTATTTCTTTATGTTTCCATAAAGTTTAGACTATCTTTTACTGCGGATTACCAATTTTTTGCTATTTCTTTACTAAAAAATTGGTAATCGGCAGAACACCATTTCAAGATATGTATCAATAATATCCTTACTCCTCATCTCACTGAGGATAGTCGTTACAGGTTTCTTAATGGATAATTTAAATTAGCATCTTTAAAACATTCACCTATTCTAATTCTACGAATTGTATCATCAGAGGCTCCTGTTATTTTAGTTATTTCCTTATAAGTTAAATTTGTATTTAATAATAATTCTTTAACTTTTTCTGCTCTCTATTCATAAACTGTTTTTTTTCTAATTGGATATGTTGGATATAATCCTTTTCTTAATTTTCCTTCATTAATTTTTTTTACAGTTGAATATCCTAAACCTAGAATTTCTGCAATTTTATTTAATGAATATGTAGAATTTAATAATAAATCAATTAATTCATCATAATCTTCTTTTTGTTTATAATATTTATATAATGGATATTTTTCATTATCATCTTTAAAATATACTCCATTATTAATTGAAGAAATAAAAGATGTTGATATATTATACTTTCTTTCTATATCAAAATAAGGAATTCCATTTTTTATATCTTGCTTAATTTCTTGTAATTGGTCATTTGATAATATAGAACTATAAGCACGTTTTCCGCCACCTAAATCCATATTATATCCTTTACCCCAACCACAGTAACTTTCTTTTTCTTTTACCCAAAATTTTTCTCGTTCATTAATTTTTTCAGTATCATCATAATATAATTTTTCCAATATTTCAATATCAAAATTTTCAATACCATATTCTCTAATTTTACAATGTATTAAATCATTATATGAACTTGAATTTGGGTTAAAAGCACAAGATTTATGTTCTCTTATTCTTCTCTATAAATTATTTGTCTATCCAACATATTTATGCTAATTTATTTTATTCACATAACAATAAATATAATTCATAATATAACTCCTTATAAAATATATTTACTGATAAGACTTCCCACGGGATTTTCATCATATCAGTCCTCACTTGGGATATTTTTTATATCCTCACTGATACCTAAGAATTCCCCGTTAGCATTTAAAACTTTTTGTCCAAAAAACTTTAAATACCCCGCTGATAAACGGAAAGATGTTTAGGGGCAAGTTTTAGTTCACCCCATCTGCGGTCCAGCACCATATTTCCAAATATATTCTCCTAATTTTCGAGAACTTGCTTTTTCTAATACTTTATCTCGAAGTGCTGGAATTTTACTCATCTGTTTTTTACCAACAATTTTACGAGCCGCATTTGCTTCTGCCAAAGTAAAACCACAAATTTTTTCATCCATTAACATTCTCATTAACTGTTCTTGACTTGGTGGAACTCCATAAGATGATTTAAAATATGGTTCAACAATCTTTTGTTCTTCTTTTGTCAAACCGCATCTATCCATTTCATCATACCATAATTGGATATTGTTTTTGAAACGAACATATTTATCTAGTGGCATTTCAGCACCAGGTTCACTTGCCATTAATCGCATTAATCCATTAGCATCAGCAGTTTCTAAAGCATTATGTGGCTTAATCTTTTTTGCCGCCTGTTGTCCAACAGTTCCTTCAAATTGAAAAACACCTAATACGTCTCCTGCGGCCAATGCATCCCATATTCTTTCATCATCTGTTGGTAATACATTTGGATGTAAATATTTATTATATACTTCTCTTAAATTTAATTTTGGATCAATTACTTCATCTGCTTGAAGTAAATCAATCGTTTTTATAATAATATCTTGCACTGAAGTAAGAAGAAAATCATATTTAACACTTCCAGCTGCTTCTTGGTCATGAAGATCCCATTGGGTTGTTAAATTTCCACTTCTTGCTCTCATTAATGCTGCTTCATCAAAAATATTTTCATCAAATAGAATAATTCCTGATGCATGAATACCACGACGAGAAATCAATCCTTCAATACCTTGCATAATTTCCAAAAGTCCTGGATAAACATTTACAGCATTAATAAATTGTGTTTGCGGTTTTCTTCCTTTATCAGGATTACCATAAATCATATCATGAAGATCCCATAAAAATCCACGTTCTTGTGGAATCAATGATGAAATATATCTGGCATCATCAACATCAATTCCTTCAGGGTAATCTTCTGATCGATAACCACGACATGCTGTTAATACTGCTGATTTAGTTGCTTCTGTACCAAATGTACAAACTTGAACAATTCCAAATTCTCCACGTTCTTTACGAATTTCTTCAAATATCTTTGGAAGTTTGCTTGGCGCTAAATCGATGTCAATATCACCAAGTTCTACACGGTCATCATTTAAATATCTCCACCACGGAAGCGACCATTTAATTGGATCAAGTTGTGTAACACCTAAAAGATAATGATTTAATCCAGAACATGCAGAACCACGGCCTGCTCCTACTGTGCTGCCGCATCTCCAAAACAAATCAATATAATGTTGAAGAGTATTTGGATATGCGAACATACAAGTTTCAAGTTTTTCTCCAATAACTCTTTTTACTCGTGCTTCTTCATTTAAACGAGCTAAATATTCTTCTTTTAATCCAATTCCTTTATCAATCAATGCTTCAAAACATTGATTAACCCAATATCTTTCTTGAATATTATCACTATCAAAAAGTTCTGTCAATATTGGATATTTATTATAAAATTCAT